CCATCGACCGGCTCGGTGAGGCCGCCCTCGACGCGGACTCCGCAACGGAGGCCTTCGTCGATGCGGCCGACGCCGAGCGCTACGCGCACCCCGACGAGTTCGTGCCGGAGGAGTACATCGGGCCGACCGGCATCGGAAGCTCGACTCCTGGCGGTCCGCTCTGATGGGCGCCTTCCACCCGCGCACGTTCGAGCTGCTGCGCGAGGACCGGGCCGTGGAGGTCGCGCGGCGTGAACACGCCCTCGGCCGCCTGTCCAAGCTGCGCCCCGGCTCGAAGTCGCAGATGGCCGAGACGCTCCACCAGCGCTGCGACGAGGCCGCGAACGCGATCCGCGACCTCGACCGCCTGCTCGACTTCGCCGAGACCGTGAACCGCCTCCACGACGAGCACACGGCCGGGCTCCACAACGGCTGGCCCCGCCGCGCCTGCGACGACTGCCCCGGCGCCGACGGCATCGTCCGCGAGCCCCGCTCGCCGGCCGCCGCCGAGGTGCTGTCCCGCACGCCGCTGGCGGTTGCGTTCGGCGACGCCGAGCAGGCCGGGGGTGCGTGATGGACGACTTCCCGTTCTCCATCGCCGCCGACCGCGTCCCGGCCGAGCGCACCGTTCACGCGTGGCCGGTTGGCCTCGTCTGCTCCGTCGCCGAGAACTTCCCCATCGCGCAGCTGGAGGGGCGCGAGTGCGTCCTGTGCGAGCGGCCCATCGAGCCCGGCCAGGACCTGCGGCCGATTTGGATGGACAGCCACTTCGACCTGTACGCGCACGAGAACTGCCCCGAAGGGAGCAACTGATGTCCGGGATGTCTGAGCTCGAGCGCGACACCACCGACGGTGTCATCCGGCAGCTGCGCGAGCACCAGAAGCTCGAGACGCGCATGGCCGCCGAGTACCACGAGAACGGCAGCGAGGACCTGGAGGCGCAGCTGCTCTACGGCGCGACGCGCTGGGCGCAGCTGGTCGCGTGGGCGCCGCGCGTGTTCGCCGAGTGCGACCGCCTCGAAGCCCTCGCCGCGGACGCCGCCTACGACGCCGAGAACGACGTCTGCGACGCGCCGACCATCGTGCTGGAGGTGTGACGTGGCTATCCCCGAACTGCGGACGCGCCGCCCGACCGGGAAGCCGCCGTGGCCGATGCTGTGCATCGCCGGCGTCGAGAAGTCCGGCAAGTCCTACGCCGCCGCCGACTTCAGCAGTAGCGACCTGATCGACCGCACCTTCTACATCGAGCTCGGCGAGGGCGCCGCCGACCAGTACGGCGAGATCCCCGGCGCCCGGTACGAGATCGTCGAGCACGACGGCACGTTCAACTCGATCCTGGGCCAGGCGCAGGCGGCCGTGGCCGCGCCGCGCGGTGACAGGCCGCACGCGATCGTCGTGGACTCCCTCACCGAGCTGTGGGACCTGCTGTCGGACGAGGCCCAGGCCAAGGCCAACCGCCGCGCCGCGATGAGGGCCGCCGAGAGGAAGCGCCCGGCCCCGGCCGAGGACGTGCAGATCACGATGGACCTGTGGAACGAGGCCAAGAAGAAGTGGCGCCGGTTCCTGGACACGCTGCGCGTATACGACGGGCCCGTGGTCCTGCTGGCCCGGCTGGAGCAGGTCGCGGTGATGGACGGCAACGCGCCGGCCAAGGACGGCTCCCGCGAGTGGAAGATCCGCGCGGAAAAGAACCTGCCGTTCGAGTGCGACGCGATCGTGAAGATGTACGCGCCGCAGACGGCGTTCCTGACCGGTGTGCGTTCGACGCGACTTCAGGTGCCGCCCGGTAAGGAGCTGCCTCAGCCGCAGTTCTCGATCGACGGGCTGCTGCGCGCGCTCGGCCTGGACGAGGAGGGCGCGACCGCGCCACGAACCTACATCGCGCCGAGCGTCGACGTGAGCGACGTAAACGACGTGCCGAACCGCCCGGCGCAGCGCCACCGGGGCCCGGTCGAGGACGAGTGGAACACCGCGACCGGTCAGCCGCTGCCGCCGCCGTCGCCCGCGATGCCGATGGCGACCCGCGCGCAGATCGACGAGATGGTGCGGCTGATCGGGGTGAAGCGTGGCGTCTATGACGCGGCCTGTGCCCCGGTGGTGTCGGGGATGGTGCGGCGCCGCATCGGCGAGCCGTCGGAGCTGTCGCAGGCCGAGATCACCACCGTCATCGAGACGCTGGCGGGCGAGGCTGATCTCGTCCAGCTGCCGACCGTGCCGGAGCCCGCGCCGGTCCCGGCCGAGCCGCCCGTGCGCAGGGCCACCGAGGCGCAGAAGAAGATGATGTGGGCCACGATCACCGAGCAGGGCCACACCCACGACGGCGGCCACGTCCTCATGTCACGGATCCTGCGCCGCCAGATCACCAGCACCGACCAGCTGACGACCGAGGACGCTTCGACCGTCATCAAGGCGCTGGGGACCGGCGAGATCCCGCCGCCGCTCGACCCGGAGCCGGCCGGACCGAACGCCAGCGGCGAGGGGATCAGCGAGTTCGACGTCCTCGACCAGATGATCTGGGACGTCAACAGCGACGACACCCACGCCGAGGTCGAGCAGGCCATCACCGCCGAACTCGAAGGCGGCTCGATCAGCGCCGCCGACGCGGGAATCCTGCGGGAGCGGCTGGCCGCGCACGTCAAGCAGGCGAAGGCGGCCGTGTGATGGACCGCCTCGACTTCCTGACGACGCGCGAGCAGCGCGCGACCGAGCAGCCGCGCCGCACCCTCGGCCAGGCCCTCGCCGAGCGCACCCCGGTCCTGTACCGGATCCGTATCCAGTACGACCGGGCCGGGGGCCGCCGCTTCGAGCTGGAGGCGTGGACCGCCGACTTCAAGGGCTGCGAAGCCCCAGCCGGCGTCACCGCGCACTCGCTGATGGCCGCGCACCCCGAAATCAACTGGTGGCGCGAGCACCAGATCGACGCGACCACCGGCGCCGTCTACGCCATGCCGGAGCCGGCCGAGGACGGGTTCCTGCCCGCCGAGGACCGCTCCTTCGGCGAGCGTCGGCCGCCGGCCCTCGCCGCCGACTGCTGGCCCGCCACCGTCACGACGATGCCGGCGAGGGCCGGCGGCATGAACACCGCAACCACCAACGGAACAGACCTCCGGGCCCTAACGGCGCCCGAGCAGAAAGCCGTCGAACTCCGGCAGCGCAACGCCACCGAGGCCGCAATCCGGATCGAGACCGGCCTGAGCAGCGAGCAGGTCGACGTCGCTGTCCAGCGTCACGCCTCCTGGCAGAAGCTGCGCGGAAAGGCCGCCTCGGCGGCGCTCGTCCAGCCGGAATACCGCCGCACGGTCAGTGCATTGCTGACGTGGGCAGAGGCCTCAGGTGTCGCTCGCGCAATGACGCTCGCTGCCCGTGTTCGCGAGCAGCTGGCCGAGCTGCGCAGCCTCCAAGAACAGACCGACGCACGCGCTAAGGCACAGGCCGAGGTGGACCGGCTGGCCGCCGAGCTGGAAGCAGCGAAGGCCCGGCTGAAGGAAGCCGGCGGTCGCAGCAAGCCCTCCGTACAGACCGCCAAGCCCGACGCCAAGGCCGAGCGCGCAGCGATCCGCGCCTGGGCCCGCATGCACGGCATGGAGGTCGCGAATCGCGGAGTGCTGCCCGACTCGGTCGTCACGGCCTACCACGCCGCCAACGGTGGTGAGCCGGGATGAGCCGCCGCAACCTGCTGACACTCGTCGAGCTCACGCTCGTCACCGCCGCGCTGGCCGCAGCTCTCGGGCTGCTCGCGCACGCCGCCAACGTCGGCCACACGCAGTGGGCCGCCGCCGCATTCGCCGGCGTCATCACCGCGCTGTCGCTGCTGCTGCCGACCACGCTCGCGCTGCTGCTACAGGCCGTGTGGCTCCACGGCCCGGGCACTGCGCGGGCTATTCGACGCCGTATGCACGACTGGCGGCAGTGGCGCGGCATCCAGCGCGCCGATACGACGACGCGCCGTCCGGGCCACACACCGCAGGGCACGATGGCCACCCGGCCCCGGACCGCACACGCACACCCCGGGCGGCACCGGTGAGCCCGGCGACCGCCGTCGACCCGGCGATGGGCCTGGCGTTCCTCGAGGCGGCCGAAGCGCGCTACCAGCGCGCGGCCACCTCCCGCGGTGCCACGCCCGGCGCCGGACTGGGCCTCGGCCCGATCCGCGAATCCGCCTCCGACGTTCCGGCGCTGATCGCGCTGGCCCGCGCCGGCCTGCTCGCCCGGAAGTTGGTCGAGCAGCACGAAGGCTGGGCCCGGCGCCTCGATCGCGTGCGGCAGCTGCACGAGGCGGTGGACCGCGGCGGCGGCCAGCTCGTGTGCCAAGAGTGCACGAGGCCTTTCGCCACCGCGCTGTGGCCGTGCACGACGCTCCAAGTTCTTGATGGCATGCCGGAGCCGTAGACCCGGCGCAACACCCCTCATCAGCCTATTCAGACAGGACATTTCCATGGACATCAACGTCAGCGTCGAGAGCATCGACCTCGGCGACTACATCGACGGCCACCGCGACGAGGACGGCGACTACGTTCCCGGCGGCACGCTCGCCGACGCCATCGCCCACAAGCTGGTCGAGAAGTTCTCCCGCTCCGACCTCTACGACGGGTTCCGCGACCGCGTGCAGCGCATCCGCGACGAGGAGATCCGGGCGCAGCTCGCGCCGGCCATCACCGAGGCGCTGGCCAACCCGATCCGCCGCACCAACAGCTACGGCGAGCAGACGGGGCCCGACACCACGCTGCGCGAGGTCATCGTCGACGAGGCGCGCAAGTGGATGAACACGAAGCAGGAGCAGCGCTACGGCGACCGGTCCACCACCACGAACCTCCAGGCCATGATCCGCACCGCTGTGGAGGACACGTTCAAGGCGGAGCTCGCCGACGCGGTGAAGGAGGCCCGGGAGGCTGTCGTCACCGGGCTCGGCACGACGGTTGCGGAGATGGTCGCCGACACCGTGCGTCAGGCGCTGGCGAAGCGCTGATCCCGCTGCTGTGCGGCACCTTCCCGGCGCCGTGCAGCCGGATCCGACAGTGCACTGACACAAGCCGCCAGTCTGACGTCTGCCCCCCGGTCGTCAGCTGGCCCCAGGCCGCCGCGCCCCGTGTGGGGCGGGGACGCGGCGGCCGCCCATCTCATACAGAACGCGTAGACGAGGTACTCATGACCATCAAACTCGCGAGCCAACTGCCGACGGGTCCCGCCGCGAACGGGCTCGGCCCGATCGTCGGCGAGCTCTGCCGGGACCCCGAGCACCTGCACGTCGTCATCGCCATCGTCGACTGCAAGAAGATCGAGACCGACACCGACACCGGCGACGTGGTTCCGACCATGCGGATCCGCACCGTCGAGGCCGTCACCGGCCCCGACAAGAGCGCGGTGCGCACGATCCTGCGCCGCGCCATGGAGCGCCGCACCGGCCGTGTCGAGCTCCCTTTCGAGATCGAGCAGGACCTCACGGTCGTGTTCGGCCCCAAGGAGGTCTGAGCCGTGACGCTGAACCCACATCTGACCGACCAGTTGCTCGCCGAGATCAGCGAGTCCCGTCACGTGCCCGGCTGCATCGTCGCCGAGTCCGTGCAGCCGCTCGTCGACCGGCTCATGCAGCAGCTGCCCGGCGTCGACCCGAAGCTGCTCGGCGAGATCTGCATGCACGTCGCCCGCGCCACCGCCGACCTGTCGCTGCTGATATACCGGCGCGGCGTGCTGGCCGAACTGATCGGCCACGAGGTCGCGGTCACCCTCGGCGAGGCCGGCGCCCGGCTGTACCGCGGCGGTGCCTGATGCCCATCAGGTACGACGACCCGATCAGCGCGCTGGAGCTGACTACGCAGGCCCCGAAGGTGCTCGCCGAGGCCGGCATCACCACCGTCGGGCAGCTGCTCGACACGAAGCCCCAAATCATCGCCGACCTGAAGGGCATGGGCGCGAGCCGCCTTGCCGACCTCGAACAGGCCCTCTCTGTACACGGCCTGCGCCTGGGCAAGCCGCTGCCCAACCTCGGCGCCTACCGCACGTGCAAAAGCTGCCCGGCGTGCCCGGAGTGCGGCATGCCGCGCGCGACCGACGCCAAGCAGGTCGTCGTCGACTACCTCGGCCGCTACAAGCACCAGAACGCGCCCGGCGACCCGTGCGACAACTGCGACACGCACCACCGCGAACTCTTCGCGGCCGCGGCCGCCGCTTAGCACATCCGCACCGAGAACGAGAGAAGACCCCCCTTGAACCGACAGCACGACAGTCCCGCCGGCTGATGGCGTACTTCCAGATGGACGACGGAACCGACACCGAGTTGAGGGTGTTGCAGGCAGGCACGGCAGCGTTCGGTCTCTACGCGAGGTGCGGCGTATGGGCGGCGCGCAATCTGACGGACGGCTTCGTGCCCGAGCAGATCGCAGCCCTCTACGGCACGCGCGAGTGGATTGAGAAGCTGGTGGCGTCCGGCCTGTGGACGCTCGAAGACGGCGGGTTCGGGATGCCGGACTACCTGGAGTCACACGGCAACAAGACCGCGGAGGTGGTGCGCAAGCGTCGCGCCGATGCGGCCGCGAGGCAGCAGAAACTCCGCGAGGGACGTAAACACCCGAACACGTCACGCGGTATGTCACGCGTGACTAACGCGGGGAGTAACGCCGGTAGTCACGGTTCCCTATCCGATCCTCCTCCTAAAGGAGGAGAGGAGGGCGGCCCGGCGCTTCGCGCCGGCGCCGCGCCGCCCTCCTCAACCCCAACGCGCACCCTCACAAGTGGTCGCGTCATCTGCGCGACCCACCACCAAGAGATCCCCGACAACGGCACCTGCCGCAGCTGCGCCGCCGACCTCATCGCCGCCAACGTCGACGACGACCTCGACCAGCGCCCACCAAGCCGCGACGAACTCCGCGCACAGCTCGCCGCCAACCGCGGCAAGCACACGCCACCGTCGACCTGGCAGGGACCACCGCCGGAACTCGCAGAAACCCAGGACGGACCATGACCAACATCAGCGACTACGTCACCAGCGCCGTCGCCACCCTCCAGCACATCGAAAAGCTGCACACCCGCGCCCGAACACTCGACGCCCTGCGTCTCGACGCAGAGGAACAGCTGCTGCATCGCATCGGCGCCGCCTACGACGCCGGCCAGATCAGTGACGCCGAGCTCATCGAGATCTATGAGCGCTACAAGCTGCTCCGTCTCGTTGGCCGCACCCAGCGCTGGAACGAGGCCATATCCGTGACCTGGCGCCACATGCCGAACCTGTGGCGATGGGAACCGAACGGCCCGGCCGGCACATGGGTCGGCTCGTACCCGATTGGCGAGAAAGACCCGACCCCGCCGCCGGGATCGTTCATCGTCTACGTCCTCTTCGACGCCACCAACGAACCGATCTACGTGGGCAGCACCGGCGACTTCCGCGTCCGCCTCAAGCAGCACCACAAGAAGCAAAAGCCCTTCGTGTACTGGCAGGCCTACGCGGTCGAGGACCGCGAGTCGGCCTACCAGCTCGAAGAGAGGCTGCTTCGCGAGCGGTTGCCGCGCATGAACAAGCGCGCGCGTCGGTGACCGCCGACACAGCAACCGCCTGACCAGCACAGACACGACCCCGGTTGATGATTTCCGACCCGAAATGAGGCACCGATGACCGACCGACCGATGCACCCCGCGACCGCCGAGATCCTGCGGTTCTTCGAGTACAAGCACCTGCCGCCGAACCTGGCCGACATCTCCATGCCGTTCCACGACCTCGCTCACCACCTGGCGCACCGGCTCGACGGCCCCGAGCTGACCGCTGGCCTCCGCAAGCTGTTGGAGGCCAAGGACTGCGCGGTCCGGGCCGCGCTGCCGAAGCCGGCTCCCGAGCCGCAGTACGTCGTCGACGGCCAGCCCGTCGACCGCGAGTCCTACGAGGCCTGGGCCGACGAAGGCCGCGCGACCGCCGACGTCGACTACGACGAGCACGACGTCGACGACGAGGAAGGCGGCCCGTTCTGATGACGTTCGAGCCCACCAACGACATCGACGGCGAGGACGAGCCGCCGCGCACCTCGCACCCGTGCCCCGGCTGCAACGCGCCGGCGCCCGGCCACCTGTTCGCCTGCCGCGCCTGCTCCGACCTGCTGCCGCCGAAGCTCCGCCGACGCGCCAACCGCGCGCACCGCCAGAACGGCCCGCAGGAGACCATCCAGGCCGCCACGCAGTACCTCGCCCGCCACACGCCGCCGACGGCCGAGAGCGACGCCGTCACAGCCCACCTCGACAGGATCACGCGATGACCGACCGACCCGACCCCTCCCGCGATTTCAAAGCGGCAAGCGACCGCTTCCAGCAGGCCATGGCCGACGCCGCCGAGAAGACCACCGCAGCCGAGGCCGAGGCCACCCTCTCCGCCGCGATCGAGGACTACAACCGCGCCGTCGACGCCTACAACGCCCACGCCGAGCAGTACAACCGGGAACACGGCCTGACCGAAGACGACGACGCCGAGACGTTGCGGTACCTGGTGCGTAACGGCAACACCGCGACGCTGGAGGCCAAGCCGGCTGCTTTGACCGCCGGCCCCGACCCCGCCGCCGTCGAGGCGGCTACGCGAACGCCCGGGCATCGCTGTGGCGTGACCAGCGTCCACGGCGGCATTCGCCACCACTGCATTCTCAACACCGCCGCGCACAAGGCCCACGAGTGCGGCGACTGCGGGCACATGTGGGCCGACGACGGCCGCGACTTCGAGACCGCTCTCGCCGAGCGTGACGCCCTCGCCGCTCGGGTCGCGGAGCTGGAGGCCGAGCGCGAGGCAACCGCTGGCTTCGTGGCCATCTGGCACGACACCGCGCTCGTGCAGCACGAGGTCGACGAGATCCGCTGCCAAGCGTGCCGGTCGTACATGGCCGGCCCGCTGCCGCTGCCATCGCCGGTGACGCTGGCCGACCTCGTGGCCCTGGCCAGCCGCCACGAGTGTCTGCCGCGCCCGGCCGACGCCGCCCTGGTCGCGCGAGACCAGGAGACCGGACGGTGACGCGTCGTGCCGTCCGGCGCCTGGCGCAGCGTCGCGCCGCCGTGGTCGGCATCGTCGCCGAGAACGGGACCGCGAGCGCGCGCGACGTCGCCACCGCCCTCTACAAGAACCTGGCCGAGACCATATTCGACCTCCAGATGCTCGAACGGCAGGGACGCCTCATCTGCGACGTCATGCCGTCGATGAACGGCCGGCCACCAGTGTGGTTCTACCGCCTCCCCGAGCCCGGAGAACGTACCCCGCGCAAGGAAGGCGTCCGCCGTGGCTGAGCCCGAACCGGCACCGCAG